CGACCTAGAGGGCGCCGTCCAACAGGTCATCACCGGCGGTCAGGTTGATCTCACGGACTCAAACGCGATCCTGTTCGCCATCCGCGATCAGCCCGCATACCAGCGTCGTTTCTCTGGCAACACCGCCCGCGCACGCAAGGGTCTGCCCGAACTGGACCCGTCTTCGTATGTGCAGTTGGAGGAGGCGTATCGGGAACTGATGCGCAACAACGGTCTGCCTGCAGGGTTCTACGACCAGAACGACGACTTCACCAAGTTCATCGAGAACGATGTGTCGGTGTCCGAGTTGAATGACCGTATCCAGAACGGGTATCGGGCGGTGCAGGACGCCGATCCCGAGGTGAAGCGCCAGATGAGGGAACTGTACGGTGTTGACGAGGGTGGTTTGACCGCCTATTTCCTTGATCCGCAGAGGGCTTCTCCGCTGTTGGCGCGTCAGGCTCAGGCGGCCCGTATCGCTGCGCGCGGCAGGGAGCAGGCCGGGTTGCAGTTGGGGGCGGGTACCGCCGAGGAGTTGGCTGCCCGTGGCGTCACCCCCGAGGAGGCGCAGCAGGCGTTCGCGCGTCGAGCCGAACTGGGTGGCCTGTATGCGGAGATGGGTGGCGAGGAGATGTTGACGGAGGCACAGAAGTTGGGGGCGACGTTTGGGTATGACGTTGCCGCCCAGCAGGAGTTGGAGCGTCGTAAGGCTCGTCGCCGTGCCGAGTTCGCGGGCGGTGGACAGTTCGCGCGTACCACCGGCGCCACGTCGGGGACCGTCGAAACGGGTGTCGGTACCGCCCAGTAGCGGATACTTGACTTGACCACTTTGGGTGGTCATAATGGTCACCGTCCGTAAGGACACCCGTGGAGCAATAGTTTCACGGCAGGCAGCCACCGATCCTCCTCCGGGGTTGGTGTGGGCGATTGGAGTGCAAGCCATGTCAGACGTCAACGTTGATTACGAGGACGAGGCGAACGACCAGACGGCGAAAAACCCGGTTCGCGCAAGGATGCGCCAACTGGAGGATGAGGTGAAAGACCTTCGCGAGAAGGCTGCTGAAGCCGAAACCCTGCGCCGCGAGATGACGTTCATTGAGGCTGGTGTACCGAACGAGGGTGCCGCAAAGTACTTTCGGAAGGCATACGACGGCGAGATGAGCGTTGAGGCGATTCGTAAGGCTGCCGAGGAAGCGAACCTGCTCCAGTCAAAGGGGCAGGCTCCGGAGGTCCGTGCCGAGCAGGATGCTTGGAAGCGGATGGCTCAGGGTGCTGCCGCCGGTCAGACGAGCGAGCCGCCCGTCGACTGGACGACGCGCATCAATCAAGCCAAGTCTCCGGATGAAGTGATGGCGCTGCTGGCCCAAGCAAGACAGGAAGCACAAAACCTCTAGCCCGCAGGCCACATGCCTGTGGGGGAAAGACCACAGGTAATCCAAAGTGGCATATACACAGGCGAGTTCACTCTCGACCGATCAGGCGGCGTATGACCGTCTCGCGTACTTCGCGCTGCGTTCCGAACTGCTGTTCGACGCGGCGGCTGACGTGCAGGCGACCAATCAGGCGATGCCGGGTTCTTCGGTCGTGTTCACCATTTTCAACGATCTCGATGCGGCGACTGACACGCTGGCTGAGACGACCGACGTCACCCCGGTGGCGATGGCCGACTCTCAGGTCACCGTCACGCTGGCCGAGTACGGCAACGCCGTCAACACGACCGCGAAGGTTCGTGGGACGTCGTTCCTCGATGTGGACGCGGTTGCCGCGAACGTCATCGGGTACAACGCCGGTATCTCCATCGACTCGGTGGTCCGCGACGTGCTCGCGGCTGGCACCAACGTCGTCTACGGTTCGGGTGGCGCGAGCCTTCCGTCGAGCCGTGCGACGGTCGGTTCCGACGACATCATCAAGGCCAATGACGTCCGTAAGGTTGTTGCTGCGCTTCGCGCCGCCAACTCGGTGACGTTCAATGGCATGTACATGGGGTACATGCACCCCGACGTTTCGTACGATCTCCGTCGCGAGACGGGTGCCGCCTCTTGGCGTGACCCGCACGTGTACGTGGACACGGCGAACATTTACAACGGCGAGATCGGCGCTTTCGAGTCGGTGCGTTTCATTGAGACGCCGCGCGCGAAGGTGTTCGCTAACGCTTCGGATGGCTCCGGCTCTTCGACGGGTTCCTCGGCGACGGTGGACGTGTACTGCACGCACATCATGGGTCGTCAGGCGCTTGCGAAGGCGCACAGCATCGTGGATGGCAATAGCGCCTTCCCGCGTGTGGTGCGTGGTCCGATTGTTGACGCTCTTGAGCGGTTCCACCCGATGGGTTGGTACTGGCTGGGCGGCTACGGTCGGTTCCGTGAGGCGTCGCTGCGTCGCATTGAGGCTGCTTCGAGCATCGGCTCGTAAGTTCCTCTTACAAGTGGTGGGGGTCGGGTCGTTCCCCTCGGCCCGACCCCTTCTGCTATTCTCTGCCAAGCGAGGTGACTGATGTCGATTTCTAACTACGCCGAGAACAAACTGCTGGATCATGTGACGGGCAGGGCGTCGTTCACGGCTCCTAGCACCGTGTACATCAAGTTGCACACCGGTGATGCTGGTGAGGATGGGACGTCTTCGGCGGCTACGGAGACGACTCGCAAGTCGGTGTCGTGGAGTGCTGCGTCGTCGGGTTCCATTTCGGCGTCGGCGACGCTGGAGTGGACGAACGTGGCTGCGACCGAGACGTACAGCCATTGGTCGGCGTGGGATAACTCGACTGCTGGTAACTGTCTGTGGACGGGGGCGCTGTCTTCGTCTGCTTCGGTGACTGCGGGTGACACTTTTCAGATCACGTCGCTGACGCTCAGCCTCGACTGAGCGGGGTAGCCGTATGGCTACTGGGGTAATCAACTTCAACGACGGGTTCGTTGACACCCCCGGTTATCGGGCGTTTGTTGAGACGCCGAACTATTCGCGGCGGACGGTCGTCTACTTTGCGTCGCCGTTCGTTTATACGCAGGGTTTTTATCGCGGTCTTGTTGTTCGTACTGCGGAGGCGACGGGTTCGGGGACGGGTTCGCAGTCTGCGGTTGGTTTGCATGTTGCTCCGCGTACCGCCACAGGGTCGGGGGCTGGGTCTGAGAGTGCGGTTCGGTTGCTGGTTGCGTTCCGTACGGCGACGGGGAGCGGTGCGGGTGATGCGACGGTTGTTGGTGTTCGTGTTGCGCCGCGTTCGGCGACTGGTACGGGGCAGGGTTCGACGGCGGGTACGGCGACTGGTTTGCATGTTGCGCCGCGCACGGCAACGGGTTCGGGTGTTGGGACGCAGACGGCATCGGCGGTTACGGTTCGCGCGTTCACCGCTTCTGGGACGGGTGTTGGCAGTCAGACGGCAGTCGGGTTGCATGTTGCTCCGCGTACGGCGACGGGTTCTGGTACGGGCAGCGCATCGGTGTCGGGTGCGGCGATACGGGCACGGACGGCGACAGGTAGCGGGGTTGGTTCGGAGTCGGCGGTTCGTCTCGTCATCTCGTTGCGGACTGCGACGGGTTCTGGTACGGGCACACAGTCGGCAACCAAGTTGCGTACCACATTCGCTGCGGCGACGGGCAGCGGGGTTGGTGCGCAGTCGGTTATTGGCGCCCGTCTGAAGCAGGCTGATGCGACGGGTTCGGGTGCCGGGACGGCGACGGTGCTGTCGGTCAAACTGTTCATTTTCCGCACCCCCACCGACGACTACCCGTGGGTCGGGTTTCAAGACGTCTCGGCGGCGGGACGCCTGTTCCGCAAGGTCACCCCCGGTACGAAAGGCAAGAACATTTACAAGTTGACGGACGGCACCTACACCGATGTCGATCAGCGGGACGTCGGCACGTTCACGAAGGTGTATCTGGGTGGGCACAACAACTTCGTCACCCAAGAGGAGAAGGATGATCTGGTCGCCGCGGGGTATGGTGCATACGTCACATGAGCATCTTTCGCCCCCCGACCGATCCATTCGTGCAGTCCACGGTGGCGTTGGACCCGTTCGCGAGTCAGGAGCAGCGGCTTGCCAACGCCCTGTTCGGGCATTTCGCGAACGGGGATCGGGGACGCAACGTCTACAAACTGAACGACGGCACCTATACGGAGGATCAGCCGAAGGACATGACGACGGTTGCCGTCACCTACTACGGGGGGCATGACATTCAGATCACCGCAGATGAGGCCGCCTCCTTGACGGCGGCAGGGTACGGCGCCTACATTTCGTAGCCCATGCTGCATCAGCGAACCCATCCGAACCTTGATGTGGAGGGCTGTTTTGCGTGCAAGGTGGCTGGGGTGACGTTCGGGGCTGCGGCGATGCCGACCCGCAAACCGTACGAGCATCGCACGATCGAGAAGGAACGCCAGTTGGATCGTGACCTTGACGCATATCACCGTCTGCGT